GCTTCCCCTCCTGCCATATAATAAATGTGCGACCATCTTATACATGAGAGGAGGTGAAATCGCATGGACGATTTAACTAAGGAACAAAAGCATCTGATTGTTTCTATGTACAAAGAAATGCTTCTGCGTTCCCGTCAATCTGCTATGTCTTTGGATGAGGCAAAACATTTTGACAATTCCGACATTGTCAAGGATTTGTTCTGCCCCTCGCAGACTTCCGAATATGTATCTGACCTTTGTTGGACACTCCAGTCAAAAGGATACATTGAATGTTATCCCGGTGATGATTTAGCTAACGAAATCAGCATCACCGACAAAACAATCATTTACATGGAAAATCGCTGTAAAAACGGTCTTAAAGATGTAATATCGTTTTTAGCGTCTCTTATTCCATAATATTTGCACTACTGTAAGCGCTAGTGATATGTTTACCATGAGCGTAAGCCTTTCTAACTTGCGCTCATGCTTTCTCATCCAGTACCACATTTTTGCATTTTCACATCTGTTTTCTTCGCTTTTCTGTTTTGTCCTTTCCCATATTGCGCGAATGTTGTTAAATATGAACTGTTCTCTTTCATCTCTCCCGTCCTCAATCGAACCTGTGTGATACTGATATGGTGTTTCTCCACTCCGCCAATATTTTTGTGAAAATTCATCCGCCGTTAGTTTTCTATCCGAAAACGATGTATCTTTTCTCATTCCCTTTTTCGCCTCCTCTCTTGTGCCTTATAGCTACATGATAATCCCTTTAATCCACTTTGTCAATATTTATTTGTGCCTTTAAGCAACTTTTTTATTGACTTTTATTTCTTTTGCTGTTATGCTTAGTCAAAAGGAGGTGAATTTAAGTGACGCAAGGCGAACGGGTGAAAGAAGTTCGGAAATCTCTTAATCTTACCCTTGAAAAATTTGGTGGAAAACTCGGTGTTGGGAAAACTGCAATTTCTAAGATTGAAAAGGGAGAAAATAATCTTACAGAGGCAAACATCAAAGCGATTTGCCGGGAATTTAATGTTGACTACATATGGTTAACCACTGGCGAGGGTGAAATGTTTGTCGATTCCGACGACGATTTTCTTGAAAAGATCGACCGCATCATGGCTAATGAGGAGGATTTTCGCAAAAAACTTTTTAAAGCCTTAATCAATGCCAGCGAGGAGGACATTCTTTCTCTTGAAAAATGGATTGATTTTTGCGCTGATTTGAAAAAAGGTGAGTGATATGAAGCAAATAGAATCTGCTTACGCTTTATCTGCTCCTGAAATTGTCTTACTCAAATTATTTAATCTTTTAGATGCTGATTCACAAAACAATATGATTCATCATATTGCAGGTTATCTTGTAGGACGTGGTTTCATAGACCTTGATGAATCTGTTCGCATTTTAAAAGAAAAAGACTGACAGTCTTTTCAACTGCCAGTCTCGTGTGTGTAGAGATACAAAACGAATTTATATATCCTCTTGAGGGCTCTTTCGCTCCGTATCTTTCCGACTAACTCGATGATAGTCTCTTTGTACTTCAAGGGAAACTTCACCTCCCTTTCCGATACACATTGTATCACAGATTTCCACTATTGTGGAAATCGCGAGCCACATTTCCATGATTATGGAAATCGTGCCTCCTGCTACCGACATCGCATCGGCGATATGATACAATTATTTGTATTCGGACTCAAACAGGTCGGTGATTTTGATATCAAGTGCAATCGCTATCATTTCAAGCTGAAACAATGTCGGCGACACTTTACCGTTTTCGATGTTGTTGAGCGTTGATTTTCCGATTCCGGATTTTGCCGCCAACTGCACCAACGTGAACCCTTTTGAGGTTCTCATTTCCCACAAACGAATCTGCATCCTGTCCACCTCCTTTCACGGGAAGTCTACAAGATGCCGAATTTTGCAAAATGATAGGAGGTATCACATGAAAAAGAAAATTGCACTGCTTCTTTCGTTTTCTCTTCTAGCCGTCCCTCTTTCCGTCCACGCTGACGAAAAGGACGACCGTATCAAAGAACTGGAGGCGCAGGTTGTGGAATTGCAGGAAAAGGTCAATGAACTGCAGGCCGCTCTCGACAGATATTCCGGCACCACTCAGGATTCTTATGCTTTTGGGGAAACATGGGTTGTTGATGGACAATGGAGATTGACAGTGAACTCCGTCGAGGAAATTGCGGAACGCAATGAATACTCTGACAAAAATCCGGCTGCTGTCTATGTCGTGAATTATGAATACGAAAACCTCGGATATGAGGCAGACGGGTGGAACGGTTTGTTCATCTCGCTTGAGGACGGTATTGTCGACGCAGCCGGAGAAATGGGCTATTCTTATCCCGCAGACATAACCAATTATCCGCAGGAAACCCCGGTCGGCGCCAAATGTTCCGCGCAGGCGTGCATCGGTGTTGACAATGCAGGTTCATTCAAGATAAATTTCTATACTTATGACGCGAACGGTCAGGAACAAAAAGCCGTTTTTGATATTGCCGTAAACTAAAATAAAAAGGCGACCCCGCTGCAACGGAAATCGCCTTTCAAAAGAATCACTTACCTCCGGCAAAATGCACGGTGATAAAATGAGCCCTCGCAAGTCTCATTTTATCATAAAACCGTGCTTTTGCATAGGTTTTATTTTTATACTCTTTTTGACTGGAGGGATAGAATGAGACGAAAAAAATCTCCTGCTGCCGTCGAGAAAATACTGCTCCGCGTCGCAATTTATATCCGCGTTTCGACCGACAAACAGGCGAAAGACGGAGATTCGATGCGCGACCAACTCGCGACATGCCAGAAATATATTGAAACCCACGATAACATGATTCTCGCAGACACTTACATTGATGATGGAATCTCCGGGCAAAAGCTCAAGAGAGACGACTTTCAACGCCTCCTGGACGATGTCCGCGCCGGACGAATTGACCTCGTGATCTTCACGCGGCTTGACCGTTGGTTCAGAAACCTCCGTCATTATCTGAATACACAGGATATCCTTGACCGTCACTCCGTATCATGGACGGCGATCGAGCAGCCTTATTTTGACACGTCCACCCCGCACGGGCGCGCGTTCGTGAATAACTCGATGATCTGGGCAGAACTGGAGGCGCAGAACGATTCTGACCGCATCCTCGGTGTGTTTGATGATAAAGTAGATAACGGAGAGGTACTTTCCGGCTCAACGCCTCTCGGATATTCGATCAAAAACAAGCATCTTATACCAGACGATGACGCCCCGATCGCAATATCAATCTTTCACTTTTATCGGAAATCAGGAAACCTAACACAAACGCTCCGATTTATGGAGACAGAACACGGCCTTGTCCGATCTGCTGCCAGTCTCAAGAATATGCTCACTAACGCAAAATATATCGGTGAGTTTCGGGATAATAAAGAATATTGTCCGGCAATCATTGACCGGGAACTTTTTTACGATGTTCAGCGGCTCCTGAAAATCAATATCAAGGACGGGAAAAAGCACGATTATATTTTCAGCGGTCTCGTTGTCTGTGACGATTGTGACCATGTCATGAGCGGATGTCAACAAAGAAGCAGTCGCTTTCTTGCAAACGGAACGCGCACAGTTTATAAATATAATTCTTATCGCTGCAGGTATGGCGCTAATCTCCATCGCTGCCCGAACAAAAAGATCGTCCATGAATCTACGCTTGAGGCCATGATGCTTGACCGCATTCGTCCAGAACTCGAAAAATATATTGCAGAGTACGAGGTCGCGAACATGCCCACCATCCGAACCGACGCAAAACGTCGGAGTGTCGAGACCAAAATGCAAAAGTTGAAAGATTTATATTTGAATGATCTCATCACAATGGATGAGTTCAAAATTGACAGAGAGAAATTGCTGATTCAGCTTGAGAAAATCAAAACAGAGGACACCCGCCCGATTAAAGATTTATCCTATTTGCGGAACTTTCTCAAAAATGATTTTGAAAGTGTATACGACTCGTTTTCGGTTCCTGAACGCCGTGAACTCTGGCGGTCGATCATCAAAGAAATACGCGTCGATCACGACAAGAACATCCGTATTATTTTTTTATGATTTTTGTACTACTAACTGTATGCCCCCGGTCGGCTCGTCGGCGAGCACGATCGACGGATCTGCGATCAGCGCACGTGCCGCCGCAACACGCTGCTTCTGTCCGCCCGACATCTGCTCCGGGAACTTATCGAGCACATCCGTGATCTCCAGATACGATGCGAGCCCGGCCAGCCGCTTCGCGCCCTCCTGCTCCTTAATCCCGTGCAGCGCCAGCGGCAGCATAATATTCTCCCGCCCCGTCATATTTTCCAGTAGCTCAAAGCCCTGAAACAGGTAGCCGATCCTGCTGCCCCGGTACTTCGCGAGCTGTGCGCCACGCAGCCTGCCAAGCTGCGTCCCCTCAATCATAATCTGTCCGCCCGTCGGCTTCGTCACCGTCGCGATGCAGTTCAAAAGCGTCGATTTCCCCGAACCGCTGCTCCCCATAATCCCAAGGAATTCCCCACGCATCACCTGAAACGAGATACCGTCGAGCGCCTTCGTCTGACTCTGCGCCTTGCCGTAATACTTGCGCAGATCCTCAATCTGTAATATTTTCTGTTCCATAAAAAAGCCTCCCTTCCATCTGCAACTATCATAGCACATGGCAGAGAGGAAAAACACTTACAGTGAATGAAAGGTAAAGACACGCAACTCCGGCCTGAACAGTAAC